GCTTGGATGATGATCGACAAAGATCAAACTACTACATCATGGACAGCAAAGGTCATGTCACACATAAAAAATGTGTTATCAATCTTTGCAAGGGTGAAGTATCTCAACCACGGATGGATTAATTTCATTCAGAAAGGAGTAAACATGGCTGATATTAAATCAAACTGTTGCCTAACAAAAAGTACTTATGGCTTTTGCTATAAGAACTTGTGGCATTGGTATGTATTTGTTGCCACGCTCCCCTTCTTTGTAGGGGGTGTAAAGTTCCTAGTGAACTTTCTTCAGAGCGTAGGTAGCCCTGCTGCTGCTCATTAATTTCGTCACGGACGAATTACTTTCTTGGAGTCTTTGCGAGTCTGTACAAGAGAGGACATATTGAATGACTTGCTTTTTACGCGCCGTGGGAGGTCAGCATCTCAGGACGGCTTATACTCGTCTAATCACAGGGGCAGCACCTGTACGGCGTATTTTTAAAAGGAGTAATAAATGAACAGTAAAATGAAAGCAGTTAGAAAGAAGCATAAAAAAGCAAAAGAGCGTAAAAAAATACTAGCGGCAGAATCTCGAAAAAATGCAAAGTCTAAAACACGAGAATGCTGGCTCCGAACTGGTCATATTCCAGTATTCATACCCTGATGCGTGTCCACTTAACCATCTTAACATAATGGTAATGCAGTCGCTTTGTAAGTTACAGATCGTGGGTTCGATTCCCACAGATCGCTCTTGATGAAAAAAACACAACCTTTTAATAGACCGTAATTGGGAACTACTCTTGGTGGACAAGGTATGCGATGATATTTTTTCCCAGGCATATATATTTGCAAAGTATCAAGCACATGACTAACATAAATGAAAATCTCGACCGATGGTTCAAAGAAAAATGGGTTGACATCTCCAAAAAGAAAGATGGTAAACATCCTCCATGTGGACGAGAAGCAGCAAGCAAAAAGCATGGCGCATACCCTAAATGTCGGCCGTCTAATCGAGTGAGTTCAGATACACCCGAAACATCGGGACAGATGAGCAAGAGTGAGAAAGAGTCAGCGGTCAGACAAAAGCGCCGCGCAGAGAAGAAACGCAGGAAGGACAAGAAACCACACATGACCTCACACAAAGATATTGGAGAAGTAAACAATTTCGTCCCTACTGAATGGATGAACGAGGAATCAGAGAATGAACCAACTAATCCCTCGCTGTGGTCAAAAGCAAAGGCTTTGGCAAAGTCTAAGTTCCGCGTATATCCAAGCGCATACGCAAACGGATGGGCAGCCAAATGGTACAAGGAACATGGTGGTGGATGGAAAAAGGAGGCCGCCAAAGAATCATTCACTGGCATGCGGTTTGCTCATTTTGTTTCTGAAGCAGATCAGGTGGATAAGGAATCTATGCCGTGCAATAAACCACGATCAAGCACTCGTCCAGGTAAAAAGCGCATGGTAAAGGCCTGCCAAGACGGTCAAGAAAAGATTGTACATTACGGTGCAGATGGCTATGGACACAACTATAGCGATGAAGCCAGAGCATCGTTCCGCGCTCGGCACAATTGCGATCAGGCGAAAGACAAACTCAGCGCACAGTATTGGGCGTGTAAAGATCTTTGGTCAGGTAAGGGCGGCAGCACTAAGAGTTGCCCAGGCGGAAAAGATAACGAAAACTGCAAATATTGAAAATTGACTTGCATCTGTCGGAATCGGTGGTAAATTTATCATATGATTCGACATTTAGGTTATGCTTGCAAAAATATGACACTTGGTAACAAGGTACTCACAGACCGTACCTTGCGTGAATCTAGATTTACTCTAGAACGAGTGAATGATCTTGCTCTGAAAAACTCACAAGACCTAGTTCGCATCATGCAGTGGAACGCCGATAACGGAATCAAGTTTTTCCGCATCGGTAGTGGTCTGTTTCCTTTCATGGATCATCCCAATCACTTTTACAAATTGGAAGATCTAGTCAGTTGGCCGCATATCACCCGCAATATCATAGATGCAGGTAAGATTGCAGCAGACAATAGTATTCGTCTGTCATGTCATCCAGGCCCGTACACTTGTCTTGCAAGTCCTGACTCTTTCATAGTTATCAAGTCTGTGAAGACCATTCAGATGCACGCCATGCTTGGTAAGATGCTGTGCTGTCCGAATGATGATTTCGTTATCAACTTTCATATGGGTGGTGTATATGGAAACAAACAAGAAACCGCCAAGCGATTCCTAAACAACCTAGACACTTTAACAGATTGGGAGCGCAACCACATCACCATCGAAAACGATGACAAGGCTTCCATGTGGAGCATCAGCGATCTTGTAGAGTATGGTATCGGTAATATGGTTCGCATCGTGTTTGATGTTCACCATCACAGATTTTGTAACCGCGAATCTTTGCACGATGCAGCAGACATGGCTTTTGAGACATGGCCTGATGATCAAGTGCCCAAGATTCACTATTCGGAATCTGCCGAAGGTAAGAAACCACAAGCGCATTCTGACTATATCCTTAATTCGATCCCAAATAATTTGCACACACGCGATTACGATGTTATGATTGAAGCAAAAGCAAAGGAACTTGCGTTACAAGCATATGTCTCTAAATATGAATTGTTACATTCGTAATAAGGGCCTGTCGTCTAGTGGATAGGACAAGAGACTTTCAATCTCTTAACAGGGGTTCAATTCCCCTCAGGCTCATTGGAATTAACCATGGCTTACAGTATTCAATATTTTTTTGAGGAAGATTCAAATCGAATAGATGGATTTTTAATTGAAGAATTAATTTCACAATTTAAAGATTGTCGCATCAAAAAACTTATCAGTGAGACTAAAACCGATCTAGAACAAATTTTTGATCTTAGCGATAACGATGAGGATTATTTTATCTCATTTTGTGAACTAGAAATTATATGCGATACTTTAGAATCTTTTGAATCCATACAGCAAAAAATAGAAAAAAAATATGGTATTGTTCCGTTTAGAACAGAATACAAAGAAAAATAATTACGCAGGTGTAGCCCAACGGCAGAGGCAACGGACTTAAAATCCGTACAGTAGGGGTTCGATTCCCCTGACCTGCATTTCAGGAATCATAAGTTCGCTACATATTGGCGAACTATGCGATCCTTTAAACACCACCTACTATCTGTACAGCAATTAGATGCTCTGCGCTTTGATGCAGCACCAAAGACGGTTATACGCCGTTTAGACGAAGGCCTATCAAAGTTTGAGATTGATATAAGCGATTTGTTTGTAGATACACCACCAACAAATAGCAGCAAACGATCCAAATACGAACTAGAAGAATTGGCTAAACTTGCAAAGCCTGGATTTTATTCGGGTCTTGTTGAGTTGCCAGTAATGGAAATTGTGCAAGTAATACTGGACGAGCATAATTTGCACCTGCCTGATCCTTCCCGTAAGAGGATGGTTTCAGTACTGCACGATGTGCGTACCGCGTGTTTGGCATTGCAATACGAGTACCGTAGGATTCGTCCGCGTACCCTTGCAGAGCATTACGGTATCTCTCTGCCAGATACATACAAAAATCAAGACTCTACCCCATCGTATCCAAGTATACGAAGCACACAGATGTCATTTTTGACATTATATTTGGGAGAACGGTTTACCAAAATTGAGGATGATATGTACCGTCTTTCGGAAGAAACAGACGCTGCACTTATGGCATCAGCACTTCATTATCGTAGTGATATTGAAGCATCTCACGAACTCGCTAGATATTTATTTAGCGTTCTAAAAAGGAAACTATAAATGCCTACCGCACCGAACAACCCTGAAGACTATGCAGCAATGAATGATTTTGGCTTCACAGCAGTTGACGCCGATACCTATAATGCTTCGCAACAAGTGGTCACGCAGCAAACTACACAGCAAGTAGCAGATGAAGTTACTGCGGCAGTTGATGATCGCCTCGATAGTATTGACGCAAATCTGCGAGCAATTCTCGACCGGCTATCAGGAGAAAGTGGAGATGGGTTTCCTGCCGCTGCAACCGATATCGAAAGACTAGAGCGCAAATTGGACGAGATGCTTCAATTGCAGACAGAAGAGTTATATGCTGCAATCAGCGGACAATCTTCCAATATTCGTGCAGTCATTGATGAGGTAGAAAAGCGTAAAGCGCAGGTGTCAGCAACGTACAAAGCAAAGATGACTGCGGTGGAACAACTAATCATGCCTCTGCTCTACAATCTGAAGAAAAATCCTGAAAAGGAATATATTTACTGGCCTAACAGAGAGAATAAGATTCAAGATCAGATCACAAAGATTCTTGCTCTCACCCGTGCTGAAGTACCTTTATGAAATCATTTCTATCGTTCATATCAGAATCAAAAAACACACACTTGGAACACTTGGAAGACACGATCTTTCTGAATGGTGTCAAGGGTATTGATCTTGCTGTTTCTGTGGTGAATGATGTGATTAAGACTTTGCGCGGAGATTCAAAGAGTGGAGCATTTATTTCAGTGAAATGGGACGGAGCGCCTGCCGTGATCTGTGGAGAAGATCCACAAACAAAGAAGTTTTTTGTGGCAACCAAGAGCGTCTTCAATAAAACACCAAAGGTCAACTACTCACATGAAGACATTGACACCAACCACGGGAGATCAGGTGTTGCTGCCAAACTACACGCAGCATTTGATGCTCTAAAAAGCGCAGGAATCCAAGGCATCCTGCAAGGTGACTTGATGTTTACTCCAGGCGACATAAAAACACAAAACATTGATGGAGAGAACTACTATACTTTCCAACCAAACACCATCATGTATGCAGTTCTCACCAAGAGCGATCTCGGTAAGCGCATTGCTAGATCACAAATAGGAATCGTGTTTCACACAGTATATAAGGGAGCGAACTTCCAATCTCTCAGCGCATCGTTTAACCCAAACATTTCCAACCTAAGAAATAACTCTAAAGCGTGGATTGAAAACGCCTCGTTCATAGACGCAACGGGTATTGCAACCATGACTGCAACCGAAACCAAGCAACTAGAGAGATTGCTCACCGATATCCTTGCGTTCAAATCAGACAACGATGTGATAACGGCGCTGTCAACCATTCAAAAAGATTCCACCATGAAAGACGCGGTGACGCGATACTTCAACAGCAGCATTCGTGCAGGAGTGGATCGGGGATCGGTTCCTGCACTCATCAAGTTTGTGCTAGACCAACCAAAATCAAATCAAGAATTGGCACAGCGCATTCGCTCCAATGCAACTGGTCTAAAAAAAGCATTTGATCTACACAAGCGTATTGCTGTTGCCAAGAATATCATAGTAGCAAAGATGAGTCAGGTCAAAACCATCGGTGCTTTCTATCCAACAGATAGTGGATTTCGTGTTGCTAACCCCGAAGGATTTGTGGCAGTTGCTGCAAAGGGGGTCTACAAACTGGTAGATCGTTTAGAATTCTCACGACAGAACTTTACTGCCTTGAAAAACTGGTCTTAATTAGGCATAGATACATTATCTTTAGAAAGGAGATCATATATGGAAGCAATTCATAGCGCATTGGGTACATTTTTTTATACTGTAGTGGTGTTTGTTGCTGGTGCATTTATTGGCAAACCACTATGGGATTGGGTATCTAAGCATTTCCCGTGGAACAAGTAAATAGTTAATTGCCATCTGAAGTAGGGGTAGGAAATGATCCAGCCATGAAGTACGGCGATTGGAAGGCAAAGAGCGATACTGATGCACTCAACGAATCGTTGAAGGGCAAAACTGTCGTATTCACTTTCGGTCGTTTCCAACCCCCTACATCTGGACATCAAAAACTTGTTGATGCTATTGTAAGCACGGCATCTAGTGTGGGAGGGCAGGCAATGCTCTATCCTGCTCGCTCCATTGATGCAAAAAAGAATCCACTAAATCCCGGCGTAAAGATCAAGTGGCTACGAAAGTTCTTCGGGGACAAGGTAAATATCATGGATGACTCTGGCGCAAAGACCATGTTCGATGTAATGAACAAGTTCCAGCGTGAAGGAGTTAAGAAGGTTATCATGGTTGTGGGTGGAGATCGTGTGAACGAGATGCGAAACACAATCAAACCATATCTGACACATAAAGATCCTAATAAGCGATACTCATTTGAGTTTGAAGTGGTTAGTGCAGGTGAGCGCGATCCCGATGCTGAAGGAGTTGTCGGAATGTCTGCAAGCAAGATGCGCGCCGCTGCCGCAGAAAACAATATGAGCGCATTCATGGGAGGTATTCCAAGTGGAGTATCTAAATCAGATGCAGAATCTCTATTCAAAGAATTACGCAGAGCAATGAATGCTAAAAGTGTGGTTGAGTCTGTTGATATTGATTCTTTGATAGAAATTGGTCAATTGGTACGCATAGATTCCAATGTAAGATTCTGGTTAGATGAAGTAAATGAGATTTACTATGCAGTAGAAACCGACTCAGAAGGAAACAGCACAGAGGGTGGATACGGAACATTGGAAACCATGCTTTCCATGTATCCCGGATCGTGGAGTGTTCTAAAAGGTCAAATCAGAAATATTGTTAGTAGAAGAGCAAAGGCGAGAAGAGTTGATGGAGATGAAGACGGTAGCCTTAAATCGCCGCCCGAACCACCTTACCCACCGTCTGTGGGTGAATCTACGCTACTCAAACCGTGGATGCTACAACTTCAATCGTTAAGAGAAGTTATTGCTATTGGAGTAATGCCGAGCATCGAATACATTGCATCCGTGCCATGCAGTAAGCGCAAACTTCCGATGAGACTATTGCGCTCCACACGGTATGTCGATCCTATGGTAAAAAATCTGCAATTTGGGAAAAAAGAAGCAGAAGAGGCGATTGCAGACAATCATATGCTCAAGTTCAACAAAGCATATCTTGAGTTTGCCAATCTATTTATTACTGCGGCAGACACAGGAAAAGAATCAGACTGGAAAGCAGCACAGCAAAATCTGTGCAAAAACTATTCAATTATTCAGAGTGGATTACCAACCGAGATATCAGCATTATTATTGAGTGGACCTGCACCGTAAGAAAGGACAATATGAACCCTACACCATTTTCAAATCAAGATGATTTAACCAAAGACATCGCAAGCATATTAAATCAGATGCAAGCAAACGAACCAAACCCGCTTCCTGTGGAATTACAAGCAGCAATAGAACCTGCAAGAACTCAAATTGCTTCTGCTAAAACTTCAGATGAAGTTATTTCCATTCTGAAGTCTACTGCCTTTTCTGTTGGACAAAAAGCAGGAACAGTCTATAGCAATCAAGACCTAATAAATTTTGAAAAACAAGTATGCAAAAAATGATAGTCTAACAGAGTAATATCTGTGTTTTTACTATGGAAGTTTCTATAATAACTAATTCTAATTTCATGCAGTACGCAATGGGAATTTATAAAAATCCATCTTGCGCGGGAATTAATGAATTTGCAGAAGATTTGAGTAGAATAAAATACATCAAAAGACTAATTAGACGATACAAAAAAACAGGAGAAATCAGAGAGCAGTTAATAATTAATCATTTTATTATACTCAGTAATGTTTTTACAGTGGTAGGATCTGCAAGATTATTATTTTTTAAGATTGAACCAGAACTCTATCCTGAAATTAAAACTTTTATGGTGTATCTCGGTATTCTTCCTAAAAAAATACCAGAAGCAGATTTAGTCAAAATACCTCTGAATACGGATATAGTTGGTATTCTTAGATCGTTACGATCTACATAATTGTGTGGGAGAAAAAATATGGAAGAAAATACACCAATAAACAGTCTTTCTTCTAATAATATTCAGGGGGTTCAACCCGAAGGTCCTCCTGTAATTCAGGGAACCTTTGCAGGGTGTAAAGTGTTTGATGTAGACTCCGACACATTCTATAAGTGCATTTATGGCGCCAAGACTCCACAAGCCAGATGGAAACGATTTGTAGACTTGGAAACTCCTACTGGAAATGCGATCAGAGACTACTCTTACAAATCGCCAGGAAGACATATCATTGTACACAATCCCCAAACGGGACAGATGAGTTACATTAAGCGCGGGCAGCCTAGGAGTAAACCATAATGGACATACTGCACCGTGACTTTGTTGGACATTCGTTTATTTGGTGGCAAGGAGTTGTCGAAGATAATCTTGATCCACTACAACTTGGTCGGTGTAGGGTTCGTATTCTAGGATTTCATACCAGCGACAAAAAAGATATTCCCACCGATAAATTGCCATGGGCATATCCCATTCAACCAACCACAAGTGCAGCAATCAGTGGTATAGGTTATTCTCCTACTGGATTGGTGCCTGGATCATGGGTGATTGGATTTTTCAGAGATGGTGCGAATGCTCAAGAGCCTGTTATATTCGGTAGCATCGGTGGCATTCCCGAAGAGAAAGCAAATACTAAAAAAGGATTCAATGATCCTCGCAAATGCGACGAATTAAAAACTATTCCTAAAGATGAATTTACCATCCAAGAATATCCACAAGATGGTCGTGGTGCCATTTTACAAAACACACCAGAAGGTAAAACCTATCCAAAGCACATTGGAGATGGTCCGCACCAAGCAAGACTGAACGAACAAGATACCAATAGGCTAGCAAGAGGATGCAAAACAGATGAAACTATCATTGGCTTAAAACGAAGAACTGCTAAAAAGAAAATTCCAACTGCACTACAACCATCGCGTAACAAAACCGTTCCTGCTGCTGATCCTGCTGTTGGAGGGTCTGTAAGGACCAAAAGCAATGATGGTTTAGAGTGGGATGAACGCAAAAGTGACTATGCAGCAGAGTATCCATACAACCATGTACGCCAGTCCGAATCAGGGCATACATGGGAATGCGACGATACTCCAGACGCAGAGCGCATATCAGAATATCATCGAAGCGGAACTCATTATGAAATATTTCCTGATGGAAGCAAAGTGGAACGCATTGTGCGCGACAACTATACGGTGATTCTCAAAGACGATCATGTTCAGATTGATGGCAATACCTATGTCACCATAGACAAGGCTCTTCGTATTCTACAGAATACAGATCAAGAATCTGGGAAAAACTTTGATGTTCAGGTTGGGCAAGGTGCAAATGTAAATATAGAGGTTATGAAAGGTAGTGTTAATCTGACATTGCACGATGGGGACTATAACGCATATGTGAACGGAAATTATACGCTGGATGTCACAGGAAACATGACTGAAAGAATTGGAAAAAAACGATTCTCTCATTCGGGTGCAGATACACACATCAAGACTAACAAGACTTACATATTGGAAGCAACTAAAAATATCCTAGAATCCTGCGGAGGATTCCGAGACATGAAAACTGGACTTTATACCGCATTAAAGTCTGGTCAATATCATCGTTTCGTGAGCCAAGCAAACACAATCATTCGCGGTGCAACCATTCAACTGAATTAACATGGGAATGCCAGTACACAGACTCGGAGATTTATGCACAGGGCATGGATGCTATCCTCCAAGACCAAATGCAGGTGCCTCACCTAATGTATTTGTTAATAGCCTTGGAGTGCATCGTGTTGGTGATCCGTGGAAGTCACATTGTTGCCTTGGTTGTCACGGAGCAACGCAGGCTAGCGGATCACCGACAGTGTTTGCAAATGGACGGCCACTTGCTCGTATAGGAGACTCGGTATCTTGTGGATCTCGTAATCAAACAGGCAGTGGAAATGTTTTTGCGGGGTGAACTATGGCCGAAGAAGGAATTGACAGAACAAAAGACCTAGCAAGAAGAGCAATTGGCAAATGTACTCCGAACGCAGATAGGTTAAGTAATGCGACAAAATCTCTGGTAGACAAGATATTCAAAGGAGAGATTTTTAAAAATGCATCAGCATTGGGCATTATACAGTGGTTGGCCTGCTCTGATGATTTAAAAACTCTTATTAGTGCTATTCCCCCCTGGGCGTATTCAGGTCAGCCACCCTCACTTAATCCACCCGGAGGTGTTACAGGTGTTACACCACAACAGGTGCATTTCTATGAGCGCCTTACCGATCCCGATCTAGGTCCAAATGGTCCCGCCTTACTGTATAAATTCAGAGTCATGCAATTTGGTTATCCTCCCGGAAATCCCGGAAATCCAAGTCTAGTAGTTTTTACACCCCTTACTGATAAAATCACCCAACAGCAATCAATTCTAAACCTGTTTAAGAATCATACAGATAGTCAAAGTGGTGTTGGGGATCCCACCACTTTCCAACAAAACATAGGCATAGCAAATGCTTTTGATTCGGCTAAACAACAAATGGAAGGTACAAATCAGGATAACTTTACAAGATTCTTTAATTCTACAATTCAAGGACCTGTTATAGTGGATCAGATGAAAAATCTACTGTGTACTCCTGATTCAATCGGGCAAATGTTACGATCTGTTTTGGATTTAATTGCAGGAACCTCGTCGTTTACCTTCGATCATATCATTAATCTTCTCGGTGGTATGACTATAGACGAGTTTTTTACCACTCTTGATGGTATCTTTTCAGATATTGCAGGATTATTCGATTATGTAAATTACATCATATCTCTTGATCTTTCACAATTTTCATTTGCTCAAGCATATGTGCAAAAGTTTACACTTGGACAATTCTTGGCATCAATGGCTAATGGAGAAGGCCGTGGAAATTGCATTGTACGAGCCATGCTTGAAGAATTTACTGGAAGTGATAATTTACGAGACGCCATCACCGCGATCAACATTGAAACAGGCAAAGAAGAAAGAGCAGCAGAAGCCGCTTCAGAAGCCGAAACTGAATTTGAAAAACAAAAAGCATATGACTCACAAACCAAAGAAAAAGAAATATTCTTTAAACCAGTTGATGACGATTTGATTATGAGAGGAATAGTCACAGGAACCCCAACACCCACTCCACCCCCCATTGATGCTGCTACTATTGCTTCTATTATAAACACAATAAATACTATAAATTCTAGAATCACGACACTTGGAAACCAAGTACAAACCTTTCTTGATCATATGGATTCAAATACATCTTCATTGGATGGTGGGTATTTTGATGAAAATTTTGATGGGGGATCAGATGGGGTGGTATTAAAAGATTCAATATGGTCTGTTAGCCAAACACCAACACCAACACCAACACCAACACCAAGTGGTTTTATAGAAGATCCACCATCGCTATTTGGTTGAATGAGAAGCGATATATGATTTTTGTTTAATATGTGTTCTGGCTAATACATATATGAGTAGGAGAACACATGGCAAGCACCCCAAAAAACAAATTCACAGATATTGATCTGAATTTTGCCAAAAATCCTTTGACACGGGATGTGAATATTCTACAAGATGAAACAGCAATCAAGCGGTCGCTTAAGAACATCATACTTACGAATATATACGAAAGACCCTTTTTGCCTGAACTAAAAGGCAATGTTACTGCTATGTTGTTTGAGCCGTTCACGGATTTAACCGTGATTAGAATAGAAAAGGGTATTCGTGATGCCATAATGTCATACGAACCCCGTGTAGTGATTCAAGATATTATTGTTGAGGGTGAACCTGATCGTAATAGATTCATTGTAACCATTCGGTTTCAGATCAGAAACACATCAAAGGTATCTGAAACACAGTTTTACCTAGAGAGGCTTCGCTAATGACAGACACAAACAACAAGATCGCAGTAGATGGACTAGAGTTCTACGAGATCAAAAACAATCTAAAGCAATTTCTGAGTTCGCAGGATAAGTTCAAGGATTACAACTTCGAGGGATCGGGCTTAAGCATTTTGTTGGATTTGCTTGCGTACAATACTCACTACATCAACTACTATAGCAACATGGTTGCCAACGAAATGTTTTTGGACACAGCAACTGTCCGAGACTCGGTGGTTTCTCATTCAAAATTATTAGGATATACACCCACATCAAACAAAGGTGCAAGAGCGCAAGTTTCTATAACCGTAGACGCAGATTTCAATGGTGGAATTGCAAGTGAGTTTTTACCAAAATACAGCACATTCTTGGCAACTGGAGGAGGAGTTAATTTTTCTTTCAGAACCATCGACACTTACAAGTTTGAACCAAAAACATATGATGAAAATGCAAAAATTATGGAGTATTGGATACCCGAAGTAACCATTGTGGAAGGTAGACCAATAGTATCCACCTTTGTGGTAGATAGAACCAACTCTCCTTCTCAGAGATTCGTTATTCCCGAATCTAACATTGATATTAGTACGCTCAGAGTACGAGTTCAGACTTCAACAACAAACATAGCAGGATATGACGAATACTGGACTCTTGTTTCTGATCCTTTGCATCTTGATCCTACTAGTAAGGTTTATTTCTTACAAGAAACTGAAAATACCAAATACGAAGTGTATTTTGGCGACGATATTGTAGGTAAAGGATTACAAAACGGAAACATTGTAGTATTGGAATACTTGATTACTTCACCAGATCCAACAGAAGCGAACGGCATAGGTGCAACTGATACAGAATTGTTGCAGGGGTCTTTTAGTTTAGAGAGTAGTGATTTTTCTGAAAGTACCGTAGTAACCATTGATCCCGCTCTTGGTGGTGCAGAACGGGAAGGAATCGAGTCTATTAAGTACTACGCTCCTCGCGGGTTTCAAGCACAAGATCGCGCAGTTACGGTTGAAGACTATGGTTTTATGATCGCAAGAGACTATCCGTTTGCAGAAAGCATCTTTGTCTGGGGAGGAGAAGACAATACTCCACCCATATACGGTAAAGTTTTTATTTCTATTAAACCTTCAAAGGGAACTACTCTCACCAATCAAGAAAAAGAAGCGATCAAAATAAGCATCTTAAAGAAGTTCAATATTGTTGGTGTAACGCCAGAGATTGTTGATCCTGACTATACTTACTTACGATTTGAAAGTACAGTAAAGATGAATCCCGCCAAAACAACTAAGACACCAAACGAAGTGAAGCAAGTTGTTAAAAATGCAATCAACTCATATGTAAATGGAAATCTTGGCAAGTTTGGAGGAAATCTACTCGCGTCTAGACTTTCTTCTAATATTGATTCTTCAGATACTAGTATAGAGGCCAGCGGAACTGTAATATTTTTAGAAAAACACATATCTCCGAATTACGGAGAACAAGCAAACTATACCACATCTTTTTCAAATTCGATAGAACCAGAAACTATAACATCAAATGGATTCTTACATTTTGATTCTGCAAAAACGGGATTTTCTTCTCCGTACTCTGTTGCATATTTAAAAGAAAATAGTGATATTTCTGGACAGATTGACATTATAACTTATGATTCTTTACCGAGCGTCGCGGGCGGTGGTGCGGGTGTATCGTCAGAATCAAAAAATAATTTTAGAGTACTAAAATCTAAAGCAGGAAACATAAACTACAAAACAGGGCAGGTTAGCCTCACTAATGTGAATATTGCAGGAATATCAGGAATTGTTCCGTTATTAAAAATTGGAGCACAACCAAGTAAATTTGCAGAAATTGTTGCTGATAAAAATCAATTACTAGTATTAGATAATGACGATCCTACATCAAATTTTGTAGATGTAAAACTTTCAACAGAAGGTAGATTATCATCTCCAAGTTCTGCAAAAAATCAACCAAAATTTGAAAAAAAATCTACACCCCCACAACAAGCAAATACACAACAAAATAAACAATCCAACAATGTTGCGAATAAAAAAGAATCTTCTCCTACTCCAAAAAACTATCCACAGTGCTGATATAGTGTGAGGTTAATCCATGCAAGGATACGATAACAAACTACAACATTTTGTCGCTGGACAAGTTCCAGAGTTTGTTTCATCGGATCATCCTATGTTTGTTGCATTCATGGAAGCATATTTTGAGTGGTTACAAACCCATCAAGAAGGCAGAAGACTTTCTCCTCTTACTTTGCTAGATCAACGAGATATTGATCATAGTTTAGATTCTTTTGTGAAATTTTTCAGAGAAGAATACTTAAAACATTTTCCACAACAATTAGCATTTGATCAAACCACAGGAAAAATACTTGACGAACGAAAATTAATGAAACATATCAGATCGTTCTACAAAGCAAAAGGAACCGAAAAAACTTACAAGTTTTTATTTTTGATTCTCTTTAATACATATGCTGAACTGTATTATCCGAAAGTAGATATTCTTAGACTTTCGGATGGTAAATGGAACACTTTATGCAAGATTAAAACTACATCATCCCACGGAAAATCTCTTTTTCAGTATGACGGAGGAATTCTCTCTCAAAAAGACTCAAGTGGAATATTAAAAGCATATGCAACTATAAAAGATATTATTCAATATACACATGGTGGGCATGAAGTAACTGAGTATACGATATCTTCTCCTCTTGGAAAGTTTGTACCAAATTCTACAGTAGAAATTTCAAAACCTTCATTTCCTTCAGTAAAAGAAATCATATACAATATCCTTATTGGATTTGATGTTTGCACAGATTTTGGATTGTTAAATGAAAGTGGTAATTTAGCATGGAAACTTTATAAAATAGGAGATCAAGTTCTACTTTATCCTAAAAATAATTACGGGGTTCCAGAAGGCATTGGAGGATTTGGACAAATCACTGAAATTGATTATTTGAATAGTCCTTATTTCGTTAAAACTGGAGAGAGCGATGTTAGAGGTCCTGTGAAACGAATAAAGGTTATTGATGGGGGAGTAAACTATAATTCTAAAGAATGGAAAGCAAAAATTGTTTCTTCAGCAGGAAGAGGAACAGAAGTAATTCCGATATTCGGTGCTGTATTGGAGAATTACGGGTTTTATAGCAACGATGATGGTCATGTATCTTCTAAAAAGAAATTACAAGACAACCGGGTTTATCAAGATTTTTCATATGTTATTAAAACAGATGAATCGTATAATAGATGGATAGAATCTATACGCAAATTGATTCATCCGTCAGGTTTAATAGTTTTTGCACAGCAATATCTTTATAGAACAACAGGATACCGTGTTGATGATAATAACTTTATAGTAACCTTTGAAGATCCTGTGATTGGGCACTACACACCATACAAATTCAAGACCTACGAAAATCTCAGAAATAACAGTCAAGAGGTTGATCTGTATCCGAACGGATATAATCCTCTATTGGGTACTGCTGTTGAAAACGGACTCGATTCCCACGATCCAGACGGAAGTCCGCTATCGGAAGGATTAATACAAGGTATACACAACATTTGGTGTTTAGACGCTGATCACAAATTATCAGACTATAATCAAGTCATAAGTAACAACATAACAGGTGGGTGTACAAACACAGAAGAGTTGCAAGCAACTCACGAAACATGGGAACTTTGCACGGGAACTGGTCCTGGTTGTTGTTTACAACAAGATTACTGGATCATATACAGTCATCCTAATAGCAGAGGATACACAAACATAACTCCATGCATATGCATCGAAGGAAAAATAGACTTTACTAGATTTAGATACATCAAATTAAATAACTTCTTTCATATGGTTGATGAAAGATATCAATATACCTTTATTCCAAATGTAAACAAATTTGATGGTTTTGAAATTGATGATTATGTTGGTGAAGAAACAACATATAGTTTAGCAGATTCAATTACGATGGAATCGGTTCAATTTGCTCAATCAAGTATAAGAAGGGTAAATCAATGACATTTGACACTCGCATTTCTAACAAGTTTCGTACTGTATTAGCAGACTCGTTGTTGGATTACTTCGATTCTCTTTCTGATTACAAATTTTTTCTATTTTTTGGGAAAAACTCAAAATGGAAAAATGAAAATTTTCCAGATTTAGTTATAGATTGTGTTAGAAGAGATTTAGATGCATGGATTGATATGATGGGTGTTATCCGTATTGGAAAAAGCGATGTGTGCTTGGTAATTCCAAGAAATCAATGGCAATATGAAACAGTATACACCGAGTATGATGATACTGTAAACTTGACAAATCCATATAATCCAAAGCAGTTTTATGTCACCACTTCTGAAAATAAAGTTTATAAGTGTATATCAAACAACAATGGAAGTCCCTCTACAATACAACCAACAGCAATCGGTACAAACATATTTTGTACATCTGATGGATATAGATGGAAGTTTATGTATCAAATCTCTGATGATCTATACAATAAGTTTGCTACCGATACAAAAATTCCTGTAGAATTCATCAAAGATGGTTTTGATATTTCGCCAAATATTAATAATTCTAGGTCTTTACAACTCGCTGTACAAAAATCTGCGATAAACGGATCAATTAACCATGTGGTTCTTTCATCATTGGGAGATTCTTTTCTCTATACAAATCAAAATAACAATAATACAGTTGTAAAGCCTGGCAGGGTGGGGGACACAAAAATCTATGTGAATTTAGTATCGTTTAATTTAAGCGATAGAAATGAATTAGCCGGATACAGCATATATTTTAACCAGGGATTGGGATCTGGAGAAATTTACGAAATTGAATCTGTTACTGGTACTGATGAAGGTGAAGGCAACTTGGAACTAACTTTGCATGAACCGCTTGTACGGCCTATATCATCGGTTGTTGAAAATAAGACACATTTTGATATTCTTCCAACTGCAAAAGTTGTTGGTGATGGTATCGGTTGTCAATTACTATGTAAAATGGTAGAGATAACAGGAACAGACTGTAATAGAAACTATCAAATTGATAATATAGAAATTTTAAAATCGGGAAAAAACTATACAAATGCAAAAATCATAATAGGTCCTGTAAATGCTATGGCTCCTGTTGCCAGAGCAATTATTTCTCCGCAAGGTGGTCATGGATCTAATTCAGTAAAAGAACTTGGTGCTTCTGAAATTATGATTTTTTGTTCTTCTAGGGCGGGTATAGCGGGAGACTTACCAACCATTAATAACTTTAGGCAATTTGGTCTTATTTTGAATCCAAAAATAGGAAGAGGTATAAATTCTGGACAAATTGCAGGTATTGAAGGAATAGAAGGATATAAACTAAGAATAGTCAAACCAAAAACAATATTAGTAAAGATTAAATTTAAATCAGATAATCCTCCTCCTAATGATGAGGGAGACACCGACAACGCTCACATATACATTCCATCAACTGGAGATTATGTTCCAGGACAACTAGTAAAACAATTTTCTGATTCAAGTCCAATTGGTAGAGTAGTTCGATGGATACCTCCTATTGCGGTATCTAGTGAAAATTGCTGCACCGCTATTACTGGACCAAACCCGACAGGATATTTGTACATTGAACCGCTTCAAGATAGTGTATTTTTAAATGATTCGCTCTATCCAATTGAGGGGTATACTGATGCAAAACAAAACATAGGTCCATCTTATAAGTTTTTTGAAAAAGAGAACAACTTTGTTCCTGTTCTTGGATATAGTTCAGAATCTTTTGATTCTGGTAAATTCATAATTGGAATAAATTCATTAACCACTGCAAGAATTATTGGATGGGAAACTGGAGTTGATGGAACAGATGGATATCTCATACTAGGACAGATTAATGGGAAGTTTTTAGGACCAACTATAGATAATCAGGGAAATTTTGTGGAGGGTGAAAGAATCATACAGGTTTCTAGTGTGAACCCATTTTCTGGAATATGGGACGGAAGTAATATTAGTAGCACTGGAGTTAAAGAAACAAATATTGGAATTGTTGCTGGAAACATCCAAAAAGAGATACTAACCAGAGAATCATACTCTCAAACCTATAAACTAACTGCTACTAATTTAGATGATAGTTTAATAGATTCACAGAGTAAAGTTTCTTATCTTTCGCTGGACAGTACTATTGATATTTTGGAAAGTACTCACGGGCTTGATGACACTAGTAATGTAATTTATAGAAAAATAGGTACTGCCTCTGTAGTAAGTTATAAAATTAATACATCCGAAGAAAAAGAAACGGTGTATCTTGAACTTACTTCTGTCAGAGGATGGGATAGATCATTTGTTCCTTTTGCAACAGAAACTGAACCAGGCATTTTGTTGGGATTTGGAACAAAAGAAGACGATAATACCCCCGTTTTCAGAATGAAACTAGAAACTATTGTTAAACCAGATCTTCAGATTAATAGTGGCGAAATCATATACATAGACAATATCAAGGCAATTACTCGCAACCCCGAGCGGCTTGAAGAATTCAAGTTGATTCTAAGATTCTAAAGGGCTAATAATGGCAGAAATCGAACCCACACAATTCGCAGGATTCCCGTACTACGACGACTATCAGGATGGCAAGCAGTTCATTAAGATGCTGTTTAAACCAGGCTATGCTTTGCAGGCCCGTGAACTTACGCAATTACAAACCATTTTACAAAAACAAATTAGTAGATTTGCTAACCATGTTTTCAAAGATGGAAGTCCAGTATTTGATGGTCAACTTGGTACTGTTTCTTGTGAGTTTATCCGCATAGAACCCACGATCACGGGGCCTACTACGGTAACAGTTATACCCTCTCAGTTTGTTGGAAAAATCATCGTCAATGATGTTCCAAATAACTCTACAGTTCCTCAACTTCGCATGAAAGTTCTTCATGTGGAGGAGTCTTTGGAGCAGAATGATCAATATCATGTGTTGTTTATTGAATATCAAAATTCTGTCACGGTGAGCGGTGCAAACGGAGAACCAAAAAACATCGCAACACTAAAAGATCTGTACGATCACTTTAGAGATATTACAGGATCACCCCAACCACTAACTACATTGTCGGTGATTACCGTAGTTGATGAAGCCACCGGTGGAGAGATTGCAACCGATATTCGATGCCAGATTAAGGTTACTGTGGGTAATACTAATGACAAAATTGCCACCTTTGGAAAGGCAACTCTAGTATCGAATCAAGATGGTATCTTTTATATTGATGGTGCCTTTATTATGACTCCCAAACAAACAATTGCCTTAAAACGCAAAGCACAACTGAAGAGTGAATTGCTTGGAGAAAGTCAACCAAATGGTGGAGATTCCGTAGAAGGGGAATGGACACGCCCGCCAGGAGAAAATTTTTCAAGTGACGAAGGTTGGGTATTCATCACAGGATCAGATGTACAAGATCTTGTAGGAGTCAGATTATTTCAGTTTCCTTCGTCCAGAGTCGGGTTCACAATTAAGCGAGAAGTAATTGATGCTGATGCTGATAAAACTCTATTAGATCCTGCATACGGTTCTTACAATTATGCAGCACCTGGATCAGATCGTTACAAGGTTGATCTAATTTTAGATCATATTCCATTCACTAATCAAGATAGTCTTGCAGACGCAGACCAGTATAAAACAAATAATTTTGTTGAGTTGACTCGTGTGATAGATGGAGAGATTCGATACTCAGTTAAATACCCCATCTATAGTGATTTAGAACAAACTCTTGCTCGCAGAACCTATGACGAATCAGGATCGTATACAGTCAAACCATTTGAAATAGACATTGAAGAATATTTCAATAGCGAAAAAACTTGTGTAATTAGAAAAAAAGTTAGACAGATTGAAGGTAGTACAGAATCTACACCATTCACGGTTATAGACAACCTCGGATCCGCTGATATTGAAACAGGATTTCCTGCCAATATTAGCGTGTACGGATTCAGAGGAGGATATCAAGTTTGGAAAGGTATCGTGTCCAACGTAGACACATTCCTTGCTCGTCAAGGAGAAATAGATTTTCGCTCAGATGGTTACGGCACTACTCTGATGTTTATGATCTTTGGAACCCCCGAAGAAGGAGACATTATGGTTTCAGAGTCGTACAAATTAACAGGAAATTCCAATAATTTTTTCTTGAAGTCTAAAATTCCATTGGCAGGAGAGATGACTAACCTGTATCATGATAAAAAAGTTCTATCGCAGCAAGATCCAATGCTCGCGCAAGATTATTTGGCAGTATTTCCCCATATAACCACGGTATCGGACTCTAGATTTAACGGAAAATATACTCTTGGTCGATTGTATCCTGAATGGGCGACTAGTGAAGGAGATCCTCAAACTTCAGATGTAATTAATGCCATAAATGATGCCGAGAGCAAACTTGTTGTTGGAGTTGGCACAGGAAAAGCGTACATTTATGGATATGAATTCGAGAATCAAAACACTAAGTTTATTCCAGTTTCAAAAGCAAGAGACTCTGAACAAATAAACGGAGAAGGGGTAAATCTGTTTATAGGAAACTATGTGATATGCGAACAACCATTAACTGGTGATACTTCTGCTCCTCCATATTTGAAACTTCCCGCATGGAGTTCACATCCGAAAGTTGAATTGTGGGATGAGTTAACCCCTAATGGAGGTGCTTCATCAGAATCTACTTTGATAGGTACTGCTCGCATTCGTGGAGTAACTTCAAATCAAAATAATAATGATAATGTTAATGTTCATCTTTGTGATGTTCAAATCAAGGATAACAAGTTTTTTCCAGATTTTGATTCCATACGCTTTCGCTATCAAAATGTTACAGGTAATGGAGATAATTACCCAATAACTGGATCGTTACAATTGTTTAAAATTGCATTGACAGGTAATGGAGCAGGAGCAAATACAACCGTGATAGATGGTGTTTCCTATTACGATACTGTTCTTTTTTCTCCGAATGAAAATTCTGCTGTGTTTGATCTTCCTTCTTTGTGTTCTTTAAAAGAAATCACCGAGTTTGCCAAGGCTGATTATGATTGCAAAAAGTCATTCACAAAGATGTTATTAGGTACGAGTGCGGGTCCAGGTTCAACATTCAATCCAGAAAGTCGTCTTAAATGGAAGCAGTACGGTAGTGGTGATAATCTGCTATGGATTCTGAGCAATCATTCGGGAGTTGGTATTGTAGCCAACACAGCAAATACATCTCCAGACACTGAATATACTTTCAAGGCAAGCGTGGCCGCGAATTCAGGATTCCAATCAACTCTGAATGCAGCGATAGGCACATCTGAAAGTGCGTACTATGAAGCAGATAATCTTGACAGCATTTTGCTATTTAATGCCAATACCAATCGAATGTTAAGGGTTGGTGATAGCAATTCAGATTCTTTGATTAAAGCAGTAGTGAATGCGAATAAAAAGATCATGTATATCGTGTACAAGCCAGGCGCCGAAAATCCACTTCAACTTAATCCTCAAGACAATTTCCACATGGAGACTGTGGTTGCCGCTAAAGCATTAGGGCAGGCAAACACCATAAACTTCAGAAAGAAAACTGCATCCGTAGTTAGTGAATATAACACGGAAGGCATATGGAACAAGTATTTTAATGCTGACGGATACTTGATGATTCCTTTACAAAACTGGAATGGAATTTTTACCTTTAATGACACCATTAATTCCGATGATCCGTGGAATGTCAATTTTAATCCAGAAGGAGAAAATGGGTGGAATTTGTGGACAGGCGACGACGATAGTGGAAATAATAATACCAACGGATTTATTAATGATTCTCTTCCAGAAGAATACATTACAAGTCTCGGATTCTCTGATGTTCTATCAATTGACGAAGTTCTCGTGTGGGATAGAGGCAATTCAACTGGCAAAAGAGACATTACGAATTACTTTCAGTTGATTAATGGAACGAATGACAACTTCTACGATCATGCCAAGATTGTAATTCGCAAAAGTGCATTACAGGAACTAAAGAGTGGAAATAATACTATCTTCAAAAACGAAGGTGACTACCTTGACTATACCTTGTTTGTTCGCTTCAAGTTCTTGAAACATAGTGGTAGTGGTCCTTTCACTATTGAGTCGTACAATCACGACGATCACCACAGTTTCTTCAGGAAATACGAAAATATTCCTGTGTATACAAGTCCAATTTATGGATTCAATTTTGAACTTCGTAACTGTTTGGATTACAGACCGTCCAGAGAAAATTCTACACCTGCTAGAGTTGCCACCGCGCTGTTTCAATCTGTTAATGTTACAAATGTTACAGGAGAAAACCGTCCAAATGCATTAGATGAAGATTGCCCATTACGCGATAATTCGTTGGTACACGAAAGCACAGGAACATTTAATCCCCGTAATTCCAGAGGAGATTCGGAAACAGTTCTTCCTGCACTTGGACCAAATGGTTCTAGACCTGCAATAAGTTATGAGTATTTTATTTCTCGTAGCGATAAAGTAGTTCTGTTGAAAGATCGTAACTTTCAAGTTGTTCAAGGAAAACCAGCAATTCGTCCAGAGTCGCCCAAAGATGTACCAGAGTCTATGTCTTTGTACACCATTTCTCTTCCACAATATACATTTAATCCCGAAGATGTTATAGTTAACTACATTGATAATAAACGATATACCATGAACGATATTGCTAAACTAGAAAAGCGAATCGAGCGTGTAGAATACTATACCACATTGAGTCTGTTAGAAAAAGAAGCAGCAGAACTTTCCATCCCCGACTCTGCATTAGGCGGAGCAGAACGAGTTAAAAATGGAATCTTTGTTGATAACTTCAAGGGACATGGTGTTGGTGATGTGTTTAGTCCTTATTATTCATGCTCTATGGATTTTGAGAAAGGACATTTACGTCCAAGATTTAGAACACGGCATATTGAATTTGAGCCCGAGGTGTGCCAGAATACGAACCCAGAAGAGTGCTCCTTTAAAATTTCTTCAGATGGTGTAATTACTTTAAATTACGACGAAGAAAACCCAAATCGGTACATTGTACAGCCTGTGGCAAATAGAGCAATAAGTGTAAATCCATTTGATATTGTAAGTTGGCTAGGAAGTACAATACTATCTCCTAGCAGTGATACTTGGATCGATACTAAAACTAATCCCGCAGTCAAAATTAATTTAGAAGGCGAAAATGATGCATGGGAAGGTATGAGGAATGCATTTGGAACTCAATGGAATGATTGGGAAACCACATGGTCAGGCACACCATCAAGCACCACAGAAGTACTTTCAAATTCCACTAATGAGAGATTATTAGCAAGTGCAACAAGTCGAGCAATTGGAGGTCGGCGGGATACTTTCGAGGTAACACGGACTAGAAGTGAAAGAATAACCGAAACAACTGAACGCGGACAAACCAGAGAAGGTATCAGAACTACAATTAATCCGCAAAGAATAACTAGAGATCTAGGAGATAGGGTTGTAGATGTAAGTGTTGTTCCGTTTATTCGGGCTAAAGAAATTACTATAACAGGTAAAAGTTTAAAACCAAATACAATTCTATATGCATTTTTTGATAACATTTTAGTAAATAAATACTGCACTTTTAATGGTAATGCAGTAACTCCATCTAATCCAATCAAGACAGACTCCACAGGAGAAGTAGAGATTAAATTTAATATACCAGATGGAGTTTTCAAAACTGGAGAACGCCAATTTAGACTCACGGATAGTCCCACAAACGATTTACCAAAAAGTAATACTTCTGCGGATGCAAGTTATTTTGCTCAAGGAATTTTACAAACTAAAGAAAACACTATTGTATCTACTCGTGTTCCGGTGGTTACTCGTGAAGCAGTTACAGATGAACGAGTGATTAGAGATGCAATTACAAGAACAAATACAACCACAACCACAAGTAATGAAACTCGACTTACTCCTATCAGATGGAGTGATCCACTTGCTCAAACTTTCTTGGTTGATGCTTTTAAGAGTCCAAAAGGAGTTTGGGTACATAGTATTGATATTTTTATCAAAAATAAACCTTCAGGAGATTCTGCACCACCCATTCGAGTACAGATCAGACCAACAGTGAATGGATATCCTCATTCTTCAGTAACTTTACCATTTGCTGAAGCAGTTCTTAATGCTGATGAAGTAAAAATTGCAACAGGAATTGGAGAAGGTGGTGTTCCTTCTATAGATGATGATCGAACATACACCAGATTTAAGTTTTCAACCCCTGTTTATCTGCTTCCAGGCGAATATGCAATTGTGATTATGAGCAACAGCGCAGAATATGAGTGTTATATCGCAGAAATGGGAGAAGTTGCAATTGGTAGTGAAGGAACGCGAATCACACAACAGCCATACGCTGGTGTATTCTTTAAGTCACAAAATGCAAGCACTTGGTCTGCGGATCAGAACACAGATTTGATGTTTACAATAAACACTTGTAAGTTTAGAACAAATCCAAATGAATCATTATTTGAGATAAATTTTAGTCCAGTAAAAAGCAAACAATATGGATTTGATCCCAATCCTAATAAAAATGATTATTTTGAAGTTGATATGATGAAAATTATAAGTCAACTTTTAAAGTTTGATGGAAGTACGATTGATGCAAAACTCATAATTAATAATACAGAAATTTCTGTACCGTTGAATGAAAACTTTGCACCAAGACCAAAATCTCTTAAATTCGATAAAGATACTAAACTAAGATTGTTGATTAAAAACACAGATCAAGATGTATCTCCTTGCATAGATTTTGAACGCTTAAGCGCCATTTTGATAGACAATATCATTGATGCAGAGACATCAGACCAACTACAAATTGAGCATAAGGCTAGACCACCATATCAGGTGGACGATGTATTGCACCCCGTGAGCAGATATATTTCTCGTAGGGTTGATTTAAATTCTGGTTTAGAATGCGACGATCTTAAAGTATATTTAACTGCAAATCTTCCTAATTTCACATTAGGTACTGAAAACATTAAAACTTCAATTCAGGTTTGGGCTAAAATTCAAACAACAGAATCTGATGTTCCATTTGATGATCTTAACTGGATGAAAATGGAGGTAAATCCTCTGCAAGCAACACAAATTGCAACAGATGAAATTACTTTTAGCGAGTATTCCTTTAGTATACCATCAGAATTCTATCCACAAAGTGGTATACCCACTAATTACGACACACAACAACAACAGTTTACAGTTCCTTTTTCTAGATATGCTATCAAAATTGTTTTGTATAGTAACAACGGAACATATGTTCCAGTAATCAAAGATCTTAGAGTAATTGCAGTGGTGTAATGCATGAAAAATCACAAACTACCATCTAATCCATCAACACCAGTCACGGGATCAAGCAATTTGTTTGTACGAGCAGCGACAGAGAATAACCTGTCTCCTAGAGTGATGCCATCCGCCTTATTTGGGGCAGGGAAAATTGATGCTATAACTGCTAAAAGAAAAGCAAAGGCTGATGCAAGGGAAATAACTAGTAAATTTGAATCACTAACAGAAAGAATCTCACAATTAGAACTAATTCTTAGAAATAATGGTCTAATTTTACCCACTCCCACTCCCACTCCCACACGAACTGTAACACCCACTCCCACACGAACTGTAACCACTCCCACTCCCACACGAACTGTAACACCCACTCCCACACGAACTGTAACACCCACTCCCACACGAACTGTAACACCCACTCCCACACGAACTGTAACGCCAACAGTAACACCCACAGTAACACCAACACGAACGCCAACAGTTACAGTAACACCCACAGTAACGCCGACGCCGCCTGCACCAACGGTGGATCCGCCGCCAGTAACACCAACCCTGACGCCGACGCTGACGCCGCCACCTCCACCTCCACCGCCTCCTCCACCGCCGCCACCGCCGCCTCCTCCACCGCCTCCTCCACCGCCGCCACCGCCGCCACCTCCACCTCCACCGCCGCCACCGCCGCCACCTCCACCGCCGCCAGTAACACCAACCCTGACGCCGACGCCGACGCCGACGCCGCCTGCACCAACGGTGGATCCGCCGCCAGTAACACCAACCCTGACGCCGACGCTGACGCCGCCACCTCCACCTCCACCGCCTCCTCCACCGCCGCCACCGCCGC